GATGACCGACCCGAGCGAGCGTGACGAAATCGTACTCGACACGCGGCTCCTGCACTCGTCCGGCGAATGGATCGAGGGGCGCATGACGCTGCCGGTCAGCAAGGCGGACGCGCAAGGCTACGGGTCCGCACTGACCTACGCACGCCGCTACGGGCTCTGCGCGGCAGTCGGGATCGCACCCGAGGACGACGACGGCAACGCAGCGAGCGCAGCGGCGCCCCCCCTACGCCCGGCCGTTCCGGCCGAGCCGCCGATCACCGATCAGGAGGTCTCGGACGCGCTGATGCTTCTCGCCGAGGAAGCGACCGAAGGCATGGCAGCCGTGCAGGCGGCGATGGAAGGGCTGCGGCCCAAGCTGCAAGCGCATCTGCGGAAGGCGAAGAAGGCCGAGCTCGCGAGCATCAAGATCGCGGCGACCAAGAACGAAGCTGCGGAGCCAGCATGAACGTCGTCGAGCACGAACAGAACACCGATGCGTGGATGGCGTGGCGACGCACGCGCCGGCAGGCGTCGTACTCGCCGGCCGTCATGCGCGCATCGACGCACCAATCGCCGCGCGACGTGGTCGCCTTCTACCGCGACGGCAAGACGTTCGCCGGCAATGCCGCCACGGCCTACGGCCACGCGCACGAAGCCGACGCCCGCGCCTATGCGGCCAAGACGCTCGGCGAAATGCTGACGCCGGTCTGCGTCGAGGACGGCCCCTACGGCGCGTCGCTCGACGGCCTGACGTTCGACGAGAAGGTGCTGACCGAATGCAAGGCGCCCTATCGCGGGCAGGAGTCGCCGATATGGGAGCAGATCGCGCGCTATCACTCGGCCGGCGGCTACGCTTGGCAGGTACAGCATCAACTGATGGTCACGGGCTGCGAGCGCGCGCTGTACGTCGTATGGACGCCCGGCGCGGCGCTGCACCTGTGGATCGAGCCGGACGAGGCGAAGCAGACGGAACTGCGTAACGCCTGGGACATGCTCTGGCAGGACGTGCTGGCCGGCAAGCCGCCCGAGCGCGACGACGAGGCATGGCGCGTCGCCGCCCAAGCCTACAGGAGCGCCAAGCTGCGCGCCGAGCGTGCGGCGCAGGAGTTGGACGCGGCCCGCGATGAACTGGTCGGGATCACCAGCGGTGACTGCGAAACCGGGGCCGGGCTGCGCGTGCAGCGGATCGAGCGCAAGGGTGCGGTCGATTACGCGAAGGTGCCCGAACTCAGGGGCATCGACTTGGAACCGTATCGCAAAGCGCCGTCGTCATCGTGGCGCGTCGAGGAGGTGTCGAAGTGAAACGCTGGGATGTTGTCGCGCAACTGCGCTATGTGAAGAAGGATGGCAGCGAAGGAAAGCAATATCTCCGGTGCGGCACCGCGTTCGAGGGCGAGAAAGGCATCCGTCTACAGCTCGACGCGCTGCCGCTGCGTGATTGGGATTCGTGGCTCTCGTTCTACGAGCCGAAGGAGCGCAGCGACGCTCCGAAGCCCGCGCGGCCTACTGGTGCCGATCCTGACGAGGATATTCCCTTCTGATGGCGATTGCACAGCGCGCACGCTGCCCCACCTGCGGCCGTGGCATCCGCCGGTCGCTGGATCAGAACTCGCGCTTGTGGGCAATGTTGACTGACGTAGCGCGCCAGGTGGAATGGCACGGACAGCGGTTGTCGAAGGAGGACTGGAAGGAAATGTTTACCGCGGCACTCAAACGGCAGCGCGTGGTGCCCGGACTGGAAGGCGGCTTCGTCGTGCTCGGCGCGAGTACGTCGCAGATGACGGTCGGCGAGTTGTCCGAGCTGATGGAGCTGATCGCCGCATTCGGCGTCGAGCACGGCGTCGAGTTTCGCGAGCCACAGGAGCGGGCGGCGTGAATGGCAGCGTACTACAACGAGATCGACCCGAAGGCCGCAGAGTGGTTGCGCGAGCTGATCCGCCGCGACCTGATCGCGCCCGGAGACGTGGATGAGCGAAGCATCGCCGACGTGCGAGCCGACGACATGCGCGGATACGCGCAATGCCATTTCTTCGCCGGAATCGGCGTCTGGTCCTACGCGCTCCGGCTCGCCGGATGGGATGACGACCGACCTGTTTGGACAGGCTCGTGCCCCTGCCAGCCGTTCAGCGCCGCTGGAAAAGGCGACGGCTACGCGGACGAGCGCCACCTATGGCCGCACTGGCACCGGCTCATCCGCGAGTGCCGCCCTGCAACAGTCTTTGGCGAGCAGGTTGATGCAGCGGTGCGAACTGGATGGCTCGACGATGTTTGCCTATCGCTTGAGTCGCTTGGTTACGCCGTCGGGGCGGTCGATTTTCCGGCTGCGAGCATCGGCGCACCGCACATCCGACAGCGCGTTTACTTCGTGGCGCAGTCCAGCAGCGCAGAACGCGGAGCGCGGCGGCCAGGATGCGGACGAACGGATCGCGGCAGGCCACGCGCTGAACTTGCAGGATCAGGCGACGCTCGCGCCGTGGCCGAGTCCGAACGCGGGTCCGCAGAACGACACGGACTCGAATTGGGAAGCGCGCCGCGAGGAAGTGAAGGCGAAGGGCATCAACGGCAACGGCTTCGGGATGGCGCTCGGCATGGCGGCGAGCCTGTCACCGTGGCCGACTCCGACGAAAGCCGATGGCGCGAGCGCAGCGAACGCGACGGCGACGCGCTCCAATCCAGAATCGCAGCATCACGCGGGGGCGACGCTGACGGACGCGGCGTCATGGGCGACGCCGACGAGCCGCGATCACAAGGACGGCGCGTGCAGTCTCAAGGCGGTGCCTGTGAATGCGCTGCTCGGTCGCCAGGCGCTGCTAACGGATTCTGGCGCGACGCCATCTGGCTCCCCTGCCGCGACGGCAAGGCGCGGGCAGTTAAACCCGGCGCTCTCCCGTTGGTTGATGGCGCTGCCGAAAGAATGGGACGAGGCGGCGATTGCGGCGCACCGGAGGTTGACGACACGGCGGAGGCGCGCGTGATGCGGCTCCGAGGCTACGGCAACGCCATCGTCGCCGAGCAGGCGCGAGCGTTCATCGAGGCATACAAGGAGGCAACACAATGACCGACACGAAGTTGATCGCGCGCGAGCCGACGGAGAAGATGGTCCAAGCGGCCGCGAATGCCTACCTAACGTGCATGTCGGCGGACGTTGCGAGCGATATGCGAATGGCCCTCATCGCCGCCTTCGACGCCGCGCCCGACCTTGCGCCCGCGCCAGCGCCGAGCGAGCCGACGCTCAGGCAGCGGTATGCGATGGCGGCGATGCAGGGCATCGTTAGAGATAGCGGCGGATGGACGATCCGATCCATCCATGAGATAGCGCGCGAATGCTTTAAATGGGCCGACGCGATGATCGCGGCAGAGGGGGAGCGATGAGCGAGTATACGAAGGCGCTGGTTGAGCGGCCGATTGAGGATTGCCGCAGGCTGCTGTTCGATCACTGGAAGGATAAGGGAGACGACACCCTATGCAATTTCATCATCTTCCATTCGGTGTACGACGGCATCGCCGAAACGATCGGCGCCTACGAGCAGGAAATTGCCTATCACCGGGCGCAGGACGGACTGTTATCAGCGGCGCAGCAACAGGTTGGCGATTTGCGCGAGCAATTGGCGTCGGCGACGCAGCCATTAGAGCCGGAAATGGCGCGTCTCAATGAGCGGCTTATCGCTGCGAACGCCCGCATCGCCGAGCTAGAACGCGCACTCGCCGCCGCCGAAGCGCGCGAGCGGGAGGCGTATGAGCGGGCGGCGAAGGTGTGCGACAAGGTGTACGACGAAGCCGCTGGCTGGCTCAAGGAGCATCCGACGACGCGCGAATATGGAGAGGCGATGGCTTATGGCGTGTGCGAGGGAACTCACGACTGCGCCATAGCCATCCGCGCGCTGGCGAAGGAGCGCACATGACGGATGACACGGATGTGCTGCTAGGGCCGCAGCGCGTTGATGCGCTTGGAGCGAAGTGCGTCTCGTGCGGCCATGCGTGGATAATCGGCTACGCGCCCATCGCACTGAGCCTAATGGCCGAGCTGGCGAAGCGCGCCATGTGCCCGAAATGCGGTCACACACGTCCGGGCGTGGCAAGCGATAGCGAAGTTCTCCGGTTACGCAGGAAGGAGCGCGAGGCGTGAGCTGGAGCGTCGGCTTCGACGGCAGATGGCAGCGTGACATCGGCTACGGGGTACCCGCGACCTGTGACTATCCGGGCTGCGGGGAGCGCATCGACCGTGGGCTTTCCTACGTGTGCGGCGGCGAGCCGTACGGCGGCGAGCGCGGGTGCGGACTCTATTTCTGCGAGCGGCATTTGGTCCATTCCGAGCGGTTGCCGCAGCTCTGCGATCGCTGCAAAAACAGGCGACGCCCGTACAAGCCAACGCCGGATCTGCCCGAGTGGGTCCAACACAAGGCGCTCGACCCGAGTTGGGAACAATGGAGGAAGGGAAACACATGACCGCCCCGCGGGACCGCTGACCGTGCAGACGCTCGGGCTCGACGAAGCCGCGCTACTCCTGCGGACCACGCGGGAGACGGTATCGGCTATGATCCGCCGCGAAGGCCTGCCCGCCGCGAAGGTCGGCCGCGCCTGGGTCCTGGTCGACGAGGACGTGATCGGATGGCTGCGGGCGCGCTATCCCGCGAATGACGAATGCGAATCTACCAGCGACGCCCCGGCGGTTCCTATTGGTTTGCCTTCCATCACCGCGGCAAGCCGATTAGACGCAGCGCTGGCACGACCGACCGCGAAGCCGCGCAGGAGTACGCCGCCCGCGTCCAGGCCGACCTCTGGCGTGCCGACCGCTTCGGCGAACGTGCGCCTGTTGCCTGGGAAGTAGCCGTGCTCGCGTGGCTGCAAGAGAAGGGGCACCTGCGGGCGCTCTCCGATCGCAAGGATCATCTGCGCTGGGCGACCACGCACCTTGCCGGGAAGCCGGTCGCGTCGATCAACCGCGCCGAACTCGATCGCCTGGCGCGCATCAAGCTCGGGGAAGGATCGAGTGCGGCCACCGCCAACCGCTATCTGGCGTCGATTTCAGCCGTCCTGGGCTACGCTGCCAACCGACAGTGGATCGATAGCCAGCCGCGCGTCCCGCGCCGCCACGAGGACGATCCGGCGATCCGTTGGGCCACGCAGAAGCAGGCGGGGAAGCTGTTGGCGAAGCTGCCCCCGCACCTTGCGGCGATGGCCGCATTCTCGCTCGCCACGGGGCTGCGCTGGGCGAACGTCGCCGGCCTGCGCTGGGAGCGCGTGGACATGAAGCAGCGCTCGGCGTGGATTCCCAGCGCGCAGGCGAAGGGCAAGCGGACGCTGACGATCCCGCTCAACGATGCCGCTCTCGAAATCCTGCGGGCGCAGCGGGGCAAGCATCGCCGGGCCGTGTTCTGCTACCGCGGGCATCCGGTGGAGAGCTACGGCAAGCCGGCATGGCGGCGGGCGTGCAAGGCCGCGGGGCTGCCGGCCAAGTTCACGTTCCACGATCTGCGCCACACGTGGGCGTCGTGGCACGTGCAGGCCGGGACGCCGCTGGCGGTGCTACAGGAGCTCGGCGGCTGGCGCTCGCTGGCGATGGTCATGCGCTACAGCCACCTGGCGCCCTCGCACGTCGCCGCCTACGCGGGGAACGTCGGATCGGTACAGGATCGGTACGAACGGGAAGTTGGCGGGAGGGCAGACCGGGCCGCGTGATAGAGCGAAAAGGATGGGTGGCAGAGCGGTTGAATGCACCGGACTTGAAATCCGGCAGCGATATTCTAGGCCGCTGATTTGCAACGTTTCACGTGGAACGAAATCAGGCCAAAACCGGGCACAACCGGGACGAGACCGAGCACATGCCGACACACCGCCGGTTCATCGTCGGTGACAACGTGTCATTTCGAGGCATCCGCAGCATGGAACGCCTCGGGCGGCGCATGGTGCCGAGCCCAAAAGCGCCAGACCCCGCACGGCGCATCGGCGGCGAGGAACGACGAGCGGGCGAGCAGCACGCACACGCGGAACTGCGCGGCCGGGTCCAGCGCGGCCAGCGAGGGCAGGCGGCTCAGCAGGTCCGGCAGGCCGAAGCCGCGATGACCGGCCCATGTGTAGATCGCGCGCGAGCACAGCGATACAACGGGCGCGAGCTCGGCGTCGTCCATGGCCCTACCTCAACTGCGCCCCGACCTCGATCGCGCGGGTGATCGGCAGGCCGTCGTGCCAGTGGCCGGGGTAAATCTTCACAGACTTGACGACCATGCCGGTCATCTTCTCGAACTCCTGCACGGAGCGCAGCAGCGATTCCTCGAGCGCCTGCTGAGCGGCGAGCAGCTGATCCCGGTAGGCGTGCGTCATCGGTCGACCTCGATTTCCCGCGGGCCCCCGGCGTTGCGCCGTTCGTAGCGCACGCGGGCGATTCCCATTTCGCGCAGCGCCTGGGCGAGCGCGCGCCGGATACGCGGCTTGACCGTGCCGAGGGCCGCAAACAGCGTCGCCTCATCGCCGTGCGTGGTCATCGCGCAGGCGAATGTGTAGGGGTCGCCGTACTCGCCAACCTCGTGGTAGCGGATGACATGCGCGAAGGCTTCGATCGTTACCGTCCCGTGAGGCGTAGCGACCGTGCGGACGGTCACTCGTTGGCCCGTTCCCAGGCGACCACGACGGGATCGGAGAGCTCAACGATCGCATCCTGATTGCGCGCGATGTCGTGCCGGACCGCCGCCGCGCAGTGACCGGGACCGAAGAACCAGCGCAGCGGCATCGACTGCTCGAGCAGCCATCGGGCCGCCAGTCCCCACGGATGTCCGTGCGCTGCTGCGGTGCCGATGCGCGCCGACATGGTCACGCCCGGCTTGCCGCCGCGCCAGCAGACCTGCAATAGCTGGTCGAAGGCGATCAGCACGCGCAGCCAGTACGGCGTGCTCACGCCTTCACGGCCTCATCGTAGTGGCTGCGGAGCACGCCGGTGTACTTGGTCGCGTCGTACCCGCGCATCCGGGCAACGTCGTTGCCGATGTGCGCCAACCCCTGCTGGATCTCCGCGCGCGTTCCCGAGAGGACCGTGTACTCCCAGTTGTGCATCTTCGGCGTCGCCGGATTGATCGTCGCCCACCAGAGGAAGCGCCAATCCGCCTCCTGCAGCGACGCCGCGGGGATCGGGCCGTTGTATGCCTCGTTCTGCTGCTGCGCGGCCCGAGCGGCGAGCGCGGCGGCGTAGAACTGGTCGCTCGCGTGCGCGGCCGGGTCAGGCGCTGGCGTGGTCCCGCTGCCACCGGCGGACGGTGCCGGGGCCGCAGGAGGAGCGGCAGGCACGACGGTCGTCGGAGGAGGTTCGGCCGCCACGGACGGCGCCGGGGCAGCGGGAGGGGATGCGGCCGGTTGAGCGACCGGTGCGGGAGCGGGTGCGTTGGCGGTGCCGATGATGGGGACGCCGACCGGCTGCCCGGTGATCTTCGAAACGGTTGCCGCGCCGACGGTGGCGACGCGGGTCTTGATCGACTCGGCCGCGCTCGCAACTGTCGCCTCGACGTGGTTCTTGAGATCGTTGACCGCAGCGTCGAGCGTGGTCGCGGCAGCCGTGCTCGCGGCCTTGCGATGCTTGACGTACAGGTACGCGGCGCCAGCGAGACAGACGACGATCAGGACGACGAGTTCGTAGGTTCCGGTTGCGCTCATTGCTTGCTCCTCATTCGGTTGTAATCGGTGACGCAGGCGTTCCAGCCGGTCCAGGCGTCGAGGTAGGCGGCGCTGGCTTGGTCGGCGTACCTGCCGAGGTCGCGCTCGCTGATTCCCACGGGGGCGCTGGAAACGGCACCCGCGGCCGCGTGATCTCCGGGGCCAGCGGCGGCAGTTCGACTACCGCTGTTGGCGGTACGAGTGGCGTCGTCGAGCACGACGCGAGCGTAAGCAGAGAGAACAATCCGCTTGTCGTCAGACAGCTTTGCCACCTGCGCATCGAGCGTTGCGATCCGTGCATCATTTGCCTCCTTTGCCTGCTGTGCCGCGGCCTGCGCCGCCTCCTGCTGGGCCTGATACGCCCGCGCCTTCGCATCCGCTTTCGCCTGCGCTTGCGCCAACGCCTGCCGCGCGTCCGACAGCGCCTTGTTCAGTTGCGCGATGACCGGCGCATCCTTCGCCTGCTGCCGGGCCGCTCCCCGCGCCTCCGCTGGCGCGATCACGAAGTGCTCCCAAGCCAGGGTGACGGACGCCAGCGCGGCGGCGGCAATCAAGCCGTAGATAGCCCATTTGATGAGTCCGTCAGTTAGTCCCATCGCTCGATCCTCCATGCGGGCGCGTCGCCGCCATGTATCCAGCGAGGCCCCCGATCGCCGTGGCGAATCCGCCGCAGACCGCTGCGACGGCAACGCCCAACGGCTGCGGGTCGTATGGCTTGCCCGTGTGCCATGCCACGACGACGAGCGCGATCTCGACGACGACGGTCAGCACGACGAGCCCCGCGAGCGCGAGCACCGAGATATAGGCCGCGTCCCAAAGCCCGCGCTCGTCCGTGGCGGCGCCGCGCAGCCAGTTGCCATCAGGGACGCCCGGAGTAGTCGCCATTCGAGAACAGCGCCGCTTCCGCGTGCCGCCGCTTGTCCAGACCTTCGTCGACTACCTGCTCGCCGCTCGGCAGCGTGATCTTGTTCCACGCGATGAACGCGCGCGGCACCAGCGCGATCCATCCTTGATTCAGGTAGATGCGTAGATGCGAGGTCGCGAAATTGCCGGCGCCGATGTTGAAGGCGAGGCTGCACACCGCATCGAACTGCGGCTGCGAGAGCGCGGCCGAGACGAGCACGTCGACGCGGTCGGCGAAGTATTGGAGGTCGAAGTCGAGCAGCGTGTCAGCCTGCGCCAGCGTGATCGTCGTCGGCTTGTCGTCGTTCTGTAGCTTGTGGCCGTACCCGACTGTCCAGTAATTGCGCTGATCGAGGTACGGCGTGAGCCGGCAGCCCTCCCATGCCTCGATGAACGCGCGGCCGTTGTCGGAGACCCGCTGCTCGGCCAACATCTGATCGGGTTCCATCACTTTCCCATCGCGCGAGCGAAGGCGTGCGCCTCGTCGGACCAGCTCGCGCCCCCGATCACGAACTTGACGATCACGCCGAGCGCCACGACGAACATGACGAACCGGCCGAACTTCTCGCCGAAGCGGCCGAGCCGCCCCATCATGCGAATCCCCGCTTCCATCGTCTCCATCGCGTCGAGCACCGGCTGAGTTGAGGCGCGCAGCGACGCCAGATCGAGTTTGATTTCCGTGGTGAGCGCGGTATTCACGGCCAGCGAGTCCCGCAGGCTGTTGAGTTCCAGATCGCGCGCGGCGGCCATTCGATCGACGTACTCGCGCAGCCGCTGCACGGCGGACGGCTCGTCCTCGGGCATCTCATAGGGCTCCTACGGGGTTGGCGACGGATGGAATTGCACTGGCGGCCGGGCGGCGTAAGATGCGAGCCGTCGGGTCTGACTGAGGGGGCGCGATGCAATGGGCCGTCGCCATCGGAATCGCACTCGTTGCCGCGCTGGGGGCCGTCCCCAGCACGTCACGCGAGATCAAGCGGCTGCGGAAGACCGACCCTACGGGCGCGGAGCAAGCAGCCCAGCGGCAGCGGGAGAACCTAGCGCCGCGTAAGGTGCGAGAGCGGCGGTCGCGCCGATCGTCCGCGGAAGCATGACGGCCGCCCGCCGGAGCAGCGGCAGGTAAGGTAGCGTCGCCGCGCCCGCACCGAGCAGCAGGTTCGTCGGCAGTTCGTGCGCTAACCCGGCGGTCAACGCCGCCGCCATTAGACCGCGCCCCGCCGTTCCCGAGTCAGGATAGACGCTCGACAGCACTCTGTCCGCCGTCTGCGCGAAGTCCTGATTGCGCGCGCCACCGCTGCTGAACACGTTGTCGCGCACGCTGTTGTCGCCGCTTTTGATACCCCGCAGGTAGTCCGCCGGCGTCACGACGCCCTCGTTTCGCGCGACCTTGACCGTTTTCGCGGCGTTCTGCAGTTGCACGAGCTGGCCGTACCCGTTGTTGATCGCATTGAGCACGGGCGCCTGCTCGGGGTTCGCTTGCGCCGCCATCTGGCGCAGGCCGCTTTGTGCCTGCGCGAGCGCGCGAGCCGCAGCCCGCTGGTCTGCGTCGTTGCTGCCGATGTAGTCGCGCACGGTCGAGCCAAGCGCACTGTCGGCGTCCTTGAGCGCGGACGGCGTGAGCGTATTCGCCTCGGTGAAGCGCGGCCAGAGATCGCCGTTGATCGCGTTATCGAACGTCTGCAGCGCGGCCGGCCGCGACGCGAGCATCGAGCGCAGTGAGTCGATGCCGCTCGTAAACTCGTTCGTCAGCGGCGATGGGCTCATGCGTGCGAGCGTGGTTTCGTAGGCGTTGCCGAGGGAGTTCCTGAGACTCGCCAGCGCGGGCTGCCCGACCGGACCGCTGTAGTTCTGGCCCAATGGCGCGAGCACGCGGTTGTAGATCGCGCGATTGAAGTCGTCGAGCCCGGATGCCTGTGCAGACTTGATCGCGTCGCCCAGGATCGGCACCGACGACAGCTTTTCCTCCAGCGCCTTCGCAGCACCCCCGATCGTCTGGCCAATGGTCGGCGTGATGCCCTGCTTGATGAGGGACGCAGCAGGCGCGGTCGGGCCGGCAAGCTTGCCGAGCAGCCCGAAGCCGCCGGCCATCGCGCCCCCCATTTCCGCGCCCTCGTTTGCTTGCGCGGCTTTCGTCTGCCAGTACGAGGCATCTGGCACGTCGTAGGATGGCGTCGCCGCGTTGGCGAGCAGGCCCTGCATGCCTCCGCGCAGCGCAGTTGCAAGCACGCCTTCGCCGAGTCCGGGGACGGCGAGCGCTGGCAGCGACTGGCCGACGGACTGCGCGAACGCCGAGCCGGGGAGCGTGCCGAATTTCTGCGCCGCTTTATTCGCGAACCAGCGTTCCGCGGCTTGCACCGGAGCGCGTTCGCCGATCGCAGCGCCGCCAATCTCAGCGAGCGAGCCGAGGCCCTTGATAGCACCGACACCAACGTCCGCAAGGACGCCGGCCGGTCCCATCGTGACCAGGCGCCGCGCCAGTGTGCCGAGCGCGGGACCGACGGAAGACGACCGTGAACTCGCGTCCGTCGCGGCTGCGCCTGCGTCGCCCTGCATGGGCAGCGCGCTCGTGAAGGACGCGAGATCGCCCGGCGCGGCAGTCGCGTTCGCTGCGGGCGCCTGCGTTGGCAGCGCAGCCGTGAACGCGTCGAGGCTCGCCGGCACCGGTGCCACGCGATAGCGCTGCATTTCCGTCGTGAGCGCCTGCAGGTTCTGCGCGCGCTGCGGCGAGTCCGGCTGCGCCAGCACCTTCGCGTACTCGTTCTGCAGGATCGCCGCCTGCGCGCTCAATGGCACGCGCGGATTCGGCACTGGCCCCGCGCTCACGGGGAAGCCGTAGTTGTCCACTACTGCACGAGGCCGTTAAGCCGCAGGATCTGCAACTGCTGCGCGTTCGGCGTCTCGCGCTTCAAGAGCGCCTGCAACGTCGGATTGGCGCGCCCCTTGTCGGTCAGCGTGAACGCGGGCATCGGGGTGGACGCGGTGCCTTGCGGGGCGGCATCCGGCGCGGCGCCCGAGGGTGCGCCGCTGGTGAGGTCAATGCCCGGCGGTTTCCCCTGCGCGATGTTCTGCAGCGCCGACAGCGGCGGCAGGTAGGAAGTCATCGGGTGCGACGCGTGCCACGCCTCCTTGAAGCCATTCACGGTCCCGTTGGCCTGCTTCCACTTCATCATGTTCTGCTCGGTGTCGAGCACGTACCTGTTCATGCCACTCATGAACGCCATGACGGTCTGCGGCGCGCCCGGCACCATGCCGATGTTCGGGTTGGCATCGCGCAGCATCTGCACGATCTGCGCGGCTTCGCGCGAGCCGAGCACGCGCGACTGATCGGCGGCGAACTGGATCGTGTTCTTGGTGAACGCCTGGATGGCGGGAAGCGCCGTCGCCGCGTTGGGGACGAACGCGCTCGCCAGCCGGTTGCCGATTCCAGGGATCGCCTGCAGATAGCCGCCGGCCTTCGCTTCCAGCGGCAGCCACGGCGACGGCTTGAAGTAGGTGAGCAGTTGGCGCATCTCGTTCAAGCGCCCCTCTTGCGTCGAGGCCGCGTCTGCGGCGACGTGCGCCGCCTTCTCGAACTCGGCCGCGTTCTTGAACGTTTCCTCTTGCTCGGGCGAGAGCTCGGTCGTTGCCCCCGGCGAGGGCGCGGCGGTCGGTCCCTGCGGGGCAGCCCCTTGCGGCGCCGGCGCAGCGGCAGCGTTCGCCGCTCCCGGTGCCACGGCAGCGGCCGTTGCAGCCGGCGCAACGTTCGCGCCCATGCCGATCCCGAACGGATCGCCGCGCGGGTAAAGCTGACTGTAGAGCGCACCGCTCGGCAGGAAGTCGCGGCCGGTCTGGTTGTCGACCAGCGGGTGCGGGAGTTTTCCCATCGCAGCGCCTACCGCCGATGCCCCCGCGCGTGTGCCGGAAACCGCCCCTTCCGCGCCGAGCGCGCCGGGTACGACTTCGATGTGCCATTGGCCGTCCGGCCCCTGCACCGGCTGCGCGCCCTCGGGCGCCTTCGGGATCACGTTGAACGTGCCATGCGCCGGATCATAGACGCCGCCGCCCTGATTCACGCGCACCGGCTGCGGGAACATGAACTGCAGCGCTGGCGTCGCGTTGACGCCGAACATCGACAGCCCGAGGTTCGCCTGCGCCAGCCGCTGACGGAGCGACGGATCGACCGATCCAGCCGGCACCTGCTGCTGCGTCGGCAGGTTCACGGGCGGCGGCGCGTTGCCGGTGAAGGCGTCGGCTGCCGTGCGCGGGCCGCTCTGGAACGTCGCATCCGGGCCGGGAACCGTCGTCGGCTGCTGCGCGGCGTTGAGCGCGCCGGTGAAGTTGTTGAGCATCTGCATCCGCATGTTCATCTGCGCGAGCGGCAACAGCGATTGCAGATTCGTCGCCCGAATCGCTGGCAGCGTCTTCAGCATGTTCGCGTAGTCGGCCTGACCTTTCTCGAGCCCCTGCCCGAGCGCCGAGAACTCGAAGCCGCGGCGTGCGCCGAGCAAGCCGGCGGCGATGTCCATCAGCCGCGCCTTGTTCGCCGCCGCGATGTCTGCCTGCGACGGCCCGAACTGGCCGAGCAGCCCCTGCAGGCCGTTCAATGCCTGCGTCGGATCGAACGCGACCGCGTCGGCCATCGCCTAGCCTCCCGAGCCGCCAGCGAACTGGCCGTACAGGTTCGCGCCGGTCGGGGGCGGTCCCGCGTTGAGGCCGCTGCGCGCGCGCAGCAGCCATTGCTGGAGCGCCGGATTGGTCGCTGCCTGCCCGAGCGAGTACGAGTACGGCGTGTTCCCGTCCATGCCGTAGCCCATGTGGCCGTGCGGCGATGCCTGCCCGGCGTCGGCGTTGATGTTGCCGTACGATTGCTCGTTGTTCATGATCCAATTGCGGCCGGCCTGATTGAGCGCCGTCTGACTGCCCGCGGGATTCGTGAACCCCGCGGCCTGCTCGAACTGCTGATTCGCGCTCGGATTGCCCTGGTTGTGATTGAGCATGAAGTCGGCGAGGCCTGGGCTCACGCCGTTCGCCTGCGCGAGTTGCGTGGCGTTGAAGGACGGCGGCGCGCCGAAGTTGGCAGCGCTCGGAGCTTGCGGCGCCGGCGAGGCGCCGTTCGCGGCCCCCGGCGGCGTCATCGCACCGTTCGGGAACTGCTGCAACGCCGCGCCCGGATTGCCAGGCGCCTGCATCCCGGTTGTCCCAGACCCCATCGCCCCGAGTTGCTGCATCGGCGGGGACGCGGCGCCTCCTCCCGGCATCCCCGTACCGGAGCCGAATGGAAAACCGGGGTTCTCGTTGAAGGTCGCGGAGCCGCCCGGATAGGCGGTCCCGGCCCCCATCATGCCGCCCATTCCCGCGCCCGGCATGCCGCCCATCCCCGCGCCCGGATTGCCGTACTGCTGCGGCATGAAGCCGCCACCGAACAGCGACGGATAACCCATGCCCATGCCGCCCATGCCGGGCATGCCCCACGCGCCGTAGCCACCGCCGAACGGCGCCTGCGACGCACCGAACTGGCTGTTGAGGCCCTGGAACGGGAACGAGGGAAAGAAGCCGCCGTAATTCGGAAACGAGGTCAGCGGCGACGGCGGCGTCATGGTCGGAGTGGTCACGAGAGTAGTCCCATCATGCGAAGTGGAAGAAGCGACATCGGATTGTTCGGGTCGAGCGCTTCACTGCCCTGCCCCGAGCCCTTGACGCGCGGCGCGTAGAACGCGCGCAGCAGCGACCCCGCGTCGGCGATCTGGCGCGAACCGCCGAGATTGATTGCGCCCCCTCCGCCCCCTGCGCCCCCCCCCGTCGCGCCGGTAAGTGGCGAGCCGCCGAACAAACCGCTGACGGCGTTGCCGGCTTGCAGAGCGTGCCCGAACAGGCTTGCAGCGCTTCCCAGCGTCGACAGCGCGCTGTTGCCAACCGGAATGCCGAGACGCGCGGCGACCGATTCCCACAGCGGCGCCTGCGTGCTCTCGTCGACGATCGGTGCCGCCGCACCGGCTGCCCCCGCACCGGCCGCGCCGATCGCGTCCGCGCCGGCGCCCACCGTCGGCGTGGTCGCGCCGAAGGTCGAGAGATCCGCCGCAGGGAGCGCGCCGCTCACGTCCGGACCGACGTAGCCGCCAAGTCCCGCGGTGCCCGCAGCGCCCGATCCCGCCGCCCCCGCAGCGGCATCCGCGCCGGTCGCGCCGAAGGTCGGCAGCAGACCGGCCATGCCGGCGACGCCGAGGCCGAGCGGCAGGAGCGCGAGTAGATCGAACATGCCGTTGTTCTGCGGCTTGAAATTCGTGTTCAGCGCGACATTGCCGTACGTCGGCGAGTTGACGATGTCGCCCGCGCTCTTGACCTGGTCGGGATTCACGACCGACGAAAAGTTCGGCGCGAACGTCCGGCCGATCTGTCCCGGCGCCGCACTCGGTCCGCTCGAAAGCTGTCCGGCGCCGCTCATCCCCGGCAGCTTCGACGGATCGAAGTTGAGCGCCAGATAGTTGTTGCCGCCGCCCTCCGTCGAGTTCAGTCCGGCCGAGACGAACGCCGCGTTCGGGTCGTACTTCCTGAGCGCCGCAAGGAACGCCTGACCGCCGGCACCGTTCGCCTCGTCGGGCGAGACGAAGCCGCTGTTCCAGTAGCTGAGATTCGTCAGCGGGGCAGAAACCGGAGCGCCGCTCGCCATGTCAGCCGCCGTTGCCGAGCCCGAACCAGTTGGTCGCCAGTCCGAGCGTGCCAAGGCCGGCCGCTACGCCCCACGGCGACGCGCCCGGAACCGAGGTCGTGCTGACGCCGCCGCCGGGCATCGCCAGCGCGTTGCCGTACAGTTGCTGCGTCGTGAACGGCGCCGACACGTTCTGGCCGAAGTAGTTGGTGCCGCTGTTCAGCAGGTTCTGCTGATAGCCGTTGAGTCCGCCCGCGAGATTGGCGAGGTTGTTGATCCCGTAGATATTGCCGTACTGCGATTGCAGGCCGAGGCCCGCGCCTTGCAGCGCGTTCTGCTGCGTGTTCTGGTAGCCCTGCATCGCGTTCTGGATCGCCTGTTGCGCGAGCTGCGAGCTGTTGTAGTAATTCTGGTTCAGGAGGCTCGAATCGGTCTGCCCGAGCGCTTCGCCGAACGCCTTGTTGTTCGCCGCCTGCTGCTCCTGATAGCCGGAGCCGCCATACGCCCCCTGCTGCGCCGCCGCGCCCATCGTCTGCGCGCTGGTGCCGCGCGCGTAGGCGTCGGCCATCTGCTGATTCGTGCTGCCGATCACGCTCTGCGTGTACGGGTCCGTCCCCATGTACGGGTTGAGTTGCGTCGAGTAGGGATCCATCGGCATCCCGCTCGCCTGCCGCACGATCTGCGACTGCGCGGCGTTCCACGCTGGGGTGCCCTGCGTCGCCTGCTGGTACGCGAGGCCGAGCGCCGTCGACTGTCCCGGATTCCACGGCGCAACCTGCGGGCCGTTGTAGACCGGGATCGGGCTCGACGTGAGCCCCTGCATGTTGTTGACGTACTGCTGCCAGTACGGCTGCAGCCATCCCTGCGTCTGCGTGGTGGTCTGCGCCGGCGTGGTGCTGGAAAAGAGGCTCATTCGTTTCCTATCCCGAGACTAGGTCGCAACGAAACGTCGGCCGATGTAATCGACCGAGAACCACGAGCGGTAGGCCGTTTCCTCGAAGATCGTCGGTGCCGTGCCGGCGTCGATGAGCGCGCTCACGCTCAAAGCCGTGGCGCCGTCCGGGCACTCGACGACCGCCGCGCCGGTGACCATGATGTCCAGCGCCGAACCGTTGCCGTATTGCAGGAACCGATACGGCGTGCCGCTGCCGACATTCAATTGCGCGTAGCCGTAGGTCGATGCCGCAATCGCCGCCGTGTCGTGAAAGTCGATCGACCAGCTACAGCGGTAGAAGCCCGGCTCCTTCGGCGTGTACGCATAGGTCGATGCGTTCCACCAGCCGTGCGTGTCGAAAACCGTGCTGTTGAACTGCACCGTCGTGAGCGTGTTCACCGTCAGGCTCTGCCCGCTGGTGATCCGTGCGACGGTCAGGCACGGCCGCGCGTCGAGCGTGCGTACGCCGAGCGAGTATTCCCGGTGCCAATCGGAGAGCGCCCGATGCAGGTCCGCGCGGTAGGCGCCTCCCGGTGTCGCCGGATCGTTCTCGCGCGGCAACAGCGGCAGCCGATGCCGCCGCGGCACCGTCGGCGTGGTCATCAGTACGCACCGCCCTTATCGGCTTCGACCGTCACCGTGCCGAACTCCCATGCGGTGCTGGCGGCGATGCCGATTTCCGGCGTGATGTAGCGTGCGGCCGTCGGCGTCACGTTCGGTCCGCGCAGAAAGCCACTGCCATCGACGCCGGTTGTCGTCGGCGTGTCGGTGAAGTCCGCCGCGGCGTCCTTGATCTGCGCGCCGGATTTGAGCGCGAGCCCCGCCCACGTCGTTGACGATTCCGCGCCGCTCGTGAACCACTCCGGGCGCACCGACTGCAGGACCGTCATGTTCTGCGCGTCGCCCAGCGTGTGCATCCCGATCAGCGCCGCCGACGCGGCCCCGCCGGAGGTAGACGGCTGCACCAGGCGACCGCCGGTGGTGGAAGTCGCATAGGTGCCGTCGAGCAGTTCGCATACCGACTCGCCGCCGCCGCTGGGGGCCGTGCCGATCAGGCCGTGCCACGTCCATAGCTGGCTCAGCACGTTGAACACGATGTAGTCGCTGGAATTGCCCTGCGTGCCGCCGTAGCTGAAATACAGCCGATGGTTCGGCTTGTCCCACGTCGCGCGGATGAAGTTCGTCGCCGGTTTGTTGCCAGCGAACTGGCCCGCCTGCGCCGCCCACCAGTTATGCAACTGGCCGCGCATGCGCCGTGGGAAGCTGCCGTCGTACATCCACAGGCCGTAGGCGTCGGCGAAATAGAGCACGTCATCCGCCTCGACGACGGCGTTCTTGCCGATGCAGCCCACGTCGGCAGAGACGCGCGTCCACTCCCACATCGTTGAGCCGCCGACGTACTGACCGAGATACATGCCGCGGTTCTTGAACGCGACGACGCCGTCACGATAGGGAATCGCCGCGGTGAAGATGCCGCCGAGGTCGGTCAGGCGAATGTTTCCGCACTGCGTGGCGATGCTCGGCGTCCAGCCGGTGTAGTCGCCGAGCGCCGACCAGAAGATGCCGTCCTGATAGTTGTTGGTGCCGTCGTTGTAATCGAACAGCATGGCGAACTGCGCGTTCGGCAACGACGGCGCGATCACGATGGACGCTTTCGGCGCGCCGGAGACGGCGGCGAAGTCCGTCCCGGCGTTGAGTTCCTGCAGCGTGTCCTGCTTGTTGACCGCCAGCGTTACATCGCCGAACTGCGCGAACGACCATGCGTCCGTCGTCGTCGCGTGGAAGCCCGCCGTACTGCGGATCGTCACGGTAAAGCCGGTGATCTCCTGAATATCCGTCTGGTCGCCGGTGAACGCGCGTTGCGTGCCCGTGGTCTGCGTGACCACGCAACCGCCGAGCGACGCATGGTTGAGCAGCGTATTCGCCTTGAAGGTGATCGAGTGCCCGTTACCGATCCCGCGCGGCGTCGGCAAACACTGGACAGTCACCGGCAGCGCGCCCGGCGTGGTCGGATCGGCGTCCGGCGCGAAGCCGAGCACGCGGTAACGTGGGAAGGCCATTACCAGACGCTCACATCGGGCTGCATGGTGATCGTGTCTCCCGAGTACATGGAATCGGCTGCCGCTTGCATCGCGTCGGCCAGCGCTGCGGTGTAAAAGCCGCTCCACTCGGGTAGGCGCGGATCGAGGCCGATGTAGAGGCCGGCGCGCACCAACGCGCCGAACAGGTAGAGGTCCGGATACAGCCCGAGCAGCCAATTCGTCGTGTTCACGCCGCCAACCAGCGTCGGCAGCGTCTGGAAATACTGCAGGTTCGCCGTGTAGACCTGATCCGGCGTCGGGTACAGATAGATGTTGCTGCCGACGATGCTGTATAGGCGCGGCTGCCCGGTCGTCACGCCGCTGTCGTAGAAGTCCTTTTGCTCGGTCGTGACGAACTTAAGCGTCACCAGCGGATCGCCCTGCAACTCGACGTTGCGCAGCTCGAGGAAGTCCGACGGCAGCGCGATCACGTTGCCCGAGTTCACCGGCTGGATCGTCGTCAGCATCTGCCGAAAGCGCAGCTTGCGGTTGAACTCGGCTTCCGCGAACTGGATCAGTGTGTCGAGTTCCGACGACTGATCGCTGCGGTGTGTGAAGTTCGCAAGTTCCGTCTTCAGCGACGCGTAGTCGACGATGCCGGCCATCAGCGCATCAATCCGTGCGGGTTGTTGCCGAGCACCCGGAAGTACGCCAGCGCCGGATCAGCGAGCATGGCCTGCACGTGCTCCGGATTCGCCATGAACTCGTAGAAGCTGACGCCGCGCTCACGGCAATAGCGCTCGACCAGCACGGACGGGAAGTGCGCCAGTTCGTGCATCTCGTTCGACGGCGAGCGCCCGGCGCCGCTGGCCGCGCGCTCCTTCGCGTAGTCAAGGATCGGCTCGACGTCCTGCGCGAGCTCGACGGTCACGTTGCCGTCTTCGTCGGGCACGAAGCGCGTGCGTACCACCTCTGGCGCGGACGGCGCCTCCAGCGGTTCGGGCACCTCGTCCGCGGCTGCGGCGTCGTTCACGCGCTTTCCACCGCAGAGATGCCAACGACGCCCGCGGCAGCGACCTGCAGCGCGGCGACCGTGTCGGCGCCCCCGATCGCGGCGATCACCGCGTCACCCGGCTGCACCAGAAGATCGCCGGCGACCGCCGTCTGCGCGCCCTTGCCGAAGCGCACCCACGCCGCCGCCGTGGCGACGACGTAGACGTACTTCGGCGCGTTGCCGTCCTGCGCATTCGGGATAGTCGCCGACGCGCTGGTGCCGCTGGTGGTGATGCTCGCGCCGGGAAACGCGAAGACCGCGACCCCGCTGACCGGCCCCATCAGTTCACCACGTAGCTGATCGCGTAGTAGACGGTCCCCGCGCTCGAGGCCGTTCCGGTTTCCGTGTACGTCGCCGTCAGCACTTGCGCCGACGCGGAACTTACCCAGTGCGCGGTCGGCGCCTGCGAGAAGTTCCCGACCGCCGTCTTCACGTCCTGCGCGGACGAGAAGTAGGTCGCGCTGCCGCCCGACAGGCCGATCGACACGTTCGCCGTGGTACCGGCGTTGCAGACCACTGGAACGGTAATGTCGATTTCGTGAATGATCGCGTTCGGCGGCAACGTGCCGATGATCACGGTGTTGGTTGCGCCACGCGCGACGGCGCCGGCAATGACTTGCTCGACCGCACCCTGCGCGCCCGAGTTGTCGTCCCACGTCTGCAAGCCGCCGGTCGCGGTCTGTACGATTTCAACGCCCATCGAAGTCTCCAGAAAAGAAAAGGGCGCCCGAAAGCGCCCTTCTCGTGGTCAGCGGTTGGCTTACAGGATGTCGCGGATCGCGCCCGAGGCGGCTTCTTCGTTCGACTGCAGGCCGTACTCGACCACCAGCAAACGCTTTTGCGCGTCGCCGGTTTCGGCCAGCGGCTTCACCTGGAACTGCCGCAGGTAATTCACCGTCCACATGTCGGACTGCAGCAGGAACGCCGTGCGTGCGCGCTGGAAGCGGTTCGGCACAACCTTGATCTCGCCGAAATCCGACACGTAGACCGAGATCGCGGCGTAGAGCTTGGCGTCCTCGGCGCGGTCCATGCGAGTCGCATTGCCCGTGAAGGTCGATACCGTCTGCTTCTGACTCGGCCCGACCATCAGGCAGTTCGGCATGCCGCCGGCGGTGAAGCACAGCTGGGCAACGTTCTTCAGCAGCGATTCCGTGAAGGTGCGCTGCGTGCCGTCGGTCGGCGCCGTGTTCGTGTAGCCGTTGGCGGCGACGCCGCTGGTACCGAGCGAAGCGTTGGTGCCCCCGGCCCAGCCTTCGAGGCCGCGCGTCTGCCGGGCGACCGTGGTGCTGCCGGTGACGCTGGTCGTGTTCTGCGTCAGCGCGGTTTCCATGTCGCGTTTCAGCGCCTTGCCGTTCAGCATGACCTGATACGCGACCTCGTCCTTGCGGCCGGCTTTCTTGACCGCCTGTTCCGTGCCCGAGGTCACGAAGTTCTTGTAGCTGATTTGGCAGATGTTGCTGGTACGCACGGTCGGCGTGACGGCGGTAAAGCTGGTGATGTCGTCGCCTTCCAGCTGCGCATTGTTCGCCGCGGAGGCGAGGGTGTCTTTCTGCCACTCGAACTTGGTGTTCGTGGCGACACCCTTCTTGCAGCCCGACATGAACGGCGTCTGCGTCGGCGCGATGTTGAAGATGATGTCGGCCAACTGCTCGCGGATACCGATGGCCGAGAAGGTCGTGAAGGTGTTGGCGACAATCGCCATGTTCGCTGCTCCTATTCGATGCCGAGCGCCCGCAGCGCGGCCAGCGCGTCATCGTCGCTGCCCGAGCGGCGCAGGCGCGCCAGTTCCTTGGATGCCGAAGGGAGGTCGTCGGCCGGCTCTTGCACGGACGACGCGCGCACCGGCTTCGGCGGTGCTTGGCGGATCTGCTTCTGCGCCGCGGTCTGCTGGCCCTTGAGGCCCGCGTTCTCGCGCTGCAGTTCGTAAATCATGTTGAGCATCCGCACGCCGCGAGGATCGACGACGCGCGAAAGTTCTTCGGGACGGTAGCCCAAGCCATGCGCGAGATCCGCCAGTGCGCGCTGCTTCTCGGCTCCCCAGTCCTTGATCTCGGTTGCCAGCGCCTTGTGCCCGGCTTCAGCGGCCTGGGCGAACGCCTGCATTTCCGCCTGCGTGCGCGCGCTGCGGGCCTGCTCCAGCTGACCGACGAGCATTCCTCTCGTCTGCGCCAACTCGGAGGCGGTTTGTCGCAACTCCACTGCTCGCAGTTCCTGCCCCGCGGCCATCGCCTGCTGATAGAGCGCCGGCAGTTGTTGCATCTGCGCGTCGATCTGTTGCAGCGCGGCGTAGACGCCCACCATCTGCTGCGCCTCCTGCACGAACGCCTGCGTTGCCTGGCGCTCCTGCTGGACGGACTGCCGCTCGACGGCGACCTCTTGGACCTTGCGGGTGTAGTCGGAATGTCGGAGAAGTGCGTCCTTCAGCTCGGTCGGTACGGTGTATTTCCTGCCTTCGTACTCCACCTCGACGGCCTCGGCTTGTTGCGTTTCCGCAGGCTTCGGCGCATCGCCTTCCTTGCTGGCGTCGGCTTGTTTCCCACTCACCGGCTCCTTACTCGGAACCGTCTCCGGTTCCTCTTGCTCACGTTGGATCGTCGCGTCGCTGTGATCCGGCAACGCGCCGTTGTCATCCATCAGCGCGGTCAGCTTCTCGAAATCGCCGACGCTCAAATCGGGGTCTGGCAATTCGACGGGCGCCTCGGGCGTTTCCAGTTCGATACTCATTTGACGATCGTCCCGTTGTTGAAGCGCACCTCGAACGGCCCAGCCTCGACGCGGTAGTTACTCATCACGCCCATACGCATGTGCGGGATGCACGGCTCGTCGGAGGTGCCGCGAAAACCCACGGCGTTCGGGTTGTCGACGTTCCATGCCACTTTCGGCAGGCCGCCGGGAATGCGTACGCAGACGACGCGCAGATCGCGATGGGCGAGCTGTAGCGCGTCTACGCGGTCAAGCCATCGCGACCAATCCAGCCCATCGCCTGCCGCAAGCGGCTCTCCTTGCGTTCCAGCTGGATCTGCGCCATCTGCCCGCTCGCCGCCGACTGCTCGACCATTCCCTTCAGCTTGGCGAGGATTTGCAGCATCAGTACCGCTTTCTCGCGCCCCTCTGCGTCGCGCGGACTCGACGCCTTCAACTGCTCCACGATCTGCTGCTCGAAGTTCGTCCATATGTCCTTGAATACCTCGTTGTCGAGTAATTCGGCCGCCCAGCGACCGCGCTGGCGTTCGTTCTCGAGTTGCTGTTGTTCGTCCATCGCGCTCCAAATGAAAAAGGCCCCCGAAGGGGCCTTTCTCGAAGGTGCTACCGACGCCTAGCGCGCCGTCAGAAGAACAGGATTTCCGTGAGCAAGGTCTGCGCGGCAGCCGAGCTCAACACGAAGCTCGCTGGCGCCGCCGCCGGATCCCACGTCAGTAGCTGCGTCGAGGTCTTGCCGAGCGCGATCCCGGTATCGCCGGTAACGCCCTTCAGCGTGACGACCGCCGCGTTCGTCGCCGGCAACTGGATCAGGCAGCCGGTCGAATTCGCCGGCACGGTGATCGTGTTCGCACCCGACGCGAGCGCGACATCCGTCACCTGGCCGACTGCCGCGGCCGAGGTGAGCGCGATCGGACCAACGGTGCGTGATCCCGTCGGCTCGCCGCTGATCGTGCCGTTGATGTTGATGGTCGCCGTGGCTGCCATGCGTCGCCCTCAGTGAGTGGTCAGAATCGCCTGCATCAGCATTTCAACGTCGCGCTCGTCCTCGGCTTCCCACGCGCGCTGGGCGGCCAAGCGGGCGAACCAGACGCGCTGGAGGGCGTTGAATACGTCGGCGTCCTGCGCCTGCGCCTGCGCGTCAAGCCGCGTGTAGGTGGCCTCGGCGCCGGGCCGGGGAGGCGCCGCCTGATGACCCTGCGGAACCACCACGCGCGCAACCGGCTCGCGGGCGACCTTGCGCAGTTCCTTCGGCGAGCGCTCGACTTCCTCGGGCTCGCGGTCAAGCAGCGTGTGCAGCAGATACTCAAGCTCGAAATCGTCCTTGACGTCGTAGCGATGGCCGCCGATCAAGATGCGGCGTTTCTGCCTGCGCGGCGGGTAATAGCCCGCGCCGGTGCTCGCCGGCGTGCCGCCGCTCTCGGTGACCGTGCCTTGCGCGACATCGACCGACTGTCCAGGCAGCCCGACTGCAAGCGCGTTGACCAGCGCGCCCCGCGAGAGCGTCAGCCCATCGCCCGACAACGCGAGTGCGATGCTCGGGGCGAGCGCGCCCTGCGTGAGCGCCGCCGACAGACCCGACAGCGCGACCGTCACGTTGCCGCCGGCCTGGGCGGTCAGCGTGCCCTCGGAGAGCGTCAGCGCCTGCCCCGAGAGCGCCAGCGCAACGCTCGGCGCCAGGGCGCCCTCCGTCAGCGCAGCGGCCTGCCCGCTCATCGCGACCGCCGCGGCCGGTGCGAAGCTGCCTTCGGCCAGCGTGGCCGATTGCCCGGTCAGCGCGACCGTGACATCGCCGCCGCCCCCGCCGCTGACCGTCTCGTTGAGGTAGCCGGCGCCGGGAATCTGGTAGCTGCGCGACCCCGTCTCGGTGACGTACCAGCCGCCGGGGATCTGGTAACTGCGGCTCATCGCCTACGCGAACGACGGGTCAGGATCAGCGTAAATCGTCTTGCTCGCAGGAGCGACGCAGATGCGCGCCAGCATCGGCCCCTTCATGCCGGTGGTGAACGTGAGCGTGCAGCAGCCGATCTTCGGCGTCGTCAGCCCGGTCGTCGTCCAACTGGCGGACCCGGCCGCGTTGTCGCTCGCCGTCGCGCCGTAGGCTGGAGCACTCGAAACGATGGTGCCGAGCGGATTCGACGCCGATCCGAGGTAGACCGCCTCGATGTATACCTCGTCGCTCTGGAAGGCGTGCGACGTGCCGCTGCCTTGCCCTGCCGTGACGGCGCTGTCCGCAACATAATTCCAAGTAAGCGTCTTGCTCGTCGTAGTGTCGACCCATACCGCGCGCCATTCGCTTTGAAGGATCATGTACGGCCAGCCTGCTTGCGAGTTCGTCGCCAGCGTCCATGAAATCGGCGTCGTCCCGTTCGTGGCGCCCCCGGTCATCACGACCGTCGTGTTTTGGTTGATCGTGCCCGCGGCATCGACGACGTTGAGCACGTAATTCGTCGCACCCGTATCGGTCAGCGTGAGCGACGCACGCGAGCCGATGCCCGGCGTCGACCCGTTCGGGCTTCCCGACCATGATGCGGGCGGCAGGCATTCCCACATCTTCACTGAGACGTTCGCATGCGTGTCCGAGAGGATATTCAAGCCGGTCGCCGCGTTGGAAAAGTCGAAGCCGAACGCCTCGATGTTGACGCCGCCCGATACCGAGAAGAGCACGGTTATAGCCGCGCTCGTCGCGTCGATCTTGCCACCCTCGATGATGAGCGTCGGGCCGTTCGCGGCTAAGTTGATGCGCTGCGATACATTTCCGAAAATATACGTGCAGTTCTGGCAGGCAAAAAAGCCTCCAGCGATGGCGAACGAGATAGCCGCGCCGGCGGCGGTGCTACTGATGTTGAACGTGCAGTTTTCGAACGTCGCCCCCGTCGCAGCAAAGCAAGGGGTAAGCGTCGATGATGCCGACGTTCCGGTGCCGGAGATCAGCGTCATCCCGTTCACGTACACAACGCCAGTGGATGCGAAGGTCAGCGAGACGCCGGCGGCAGTGGCAATCGTTGCGCCCGTAGAAGCGATGTTGGTACCCTTGTCGACGCAGATGATTCGCGTCGGCGCGGCTGCCGTGCCGGCCCATGCGTAATTCGGATTCGACGCCAGTCCTGTCTCGCTGTGCGTCGTTGCGACGTTTATGGTGTCGCCCGCAGCATCAATTGCCGCAATCGTCGCTAAGCTCGTCGCGGCCTTCGCCCAAGTATCGTAAGGCGACGTGTTCGACCCGGCCGCGCTGTCGACGTAATAAGTCGTCACGTCAAGACGCGGTAATCAGATACATCGGCGCGTTGGCGCTGACCATCACGCAATACAGCCCCTTCGACACACGTCGGAAGCGCCCCCACGTTCCATGCGCGCAGTCGGCAAGTTGCGCCGTCGTCGGCACCGTTCCTGCGATCGGAACCGTCGTGATCGCGAACGTCGAGAGATCGAGAATCGAGAGCGATGCTGGCGTTGCCGGCGACCAAAACACGAATGCGTTGAGGTCCGGGTCGTACTCGAAGCCGGGGCAATTCGCGTACATGATCGACGTGTCGCCTGTCACCGTCACCGGCTGCCAAACCTGCAAGGTCGATTTGCCAAGCGGCATACGAATGATGGCGTTCGCGTAGGCCGCAGGGAGGTTAGGATTCTTTTTTATCCATCCACCCATGAGCGTTGCGTACACATAATCGCAAGGGCCATCGCAACACATCTGCAAATACGGGCCGTAGTCCGCATTCAGCCTGTCAGGCGATGTCGTGCCGATCCGCGTGTGCGTGTCGGCAGCCGGGTCATAGGCGGTGACGAATTCTGTCCCGCTGCGGTTCCAGTAAACGAGATGGCGCACCGAATCGTAGGCGCTGGAAATGCCGTCATAGCTCCCCGGCAAATTTCCCTTGCGTGTCCAGTTTCCTGCGACCGGATCAAACCATCCGCAGTAGAGGTCACCGTCCCCGTTGTTCCAACTCGATCCGGAGATCCCGAGCACCTGTTTCTGCGTCGGCAGGTAGACCGTCCCGCCATAGTTGTGACGGCTTGATCGCTTGCCGTCGAAATAGACGATTCCCTTATTCACGAAGGGCGTCACCGGCGTCGTGCCATTCGACTCATAACCATTCCCGGCCGTCGGCGTTACACCGTCGATCTCCGTCGGCGCATACCCAGGAACGTGCTGATCCGGCGGCCACGGCGTTTGTGTGCCAGTCACTCTCCAAGTGCCCGTGGTTACGTCGCACGCGAAGCACTGATTGACCCAGCTATCCGAATGGCCTCCAGGACCGACAAGGTGCATCGTTGCGGTCGCGTAGTCGAACGCGGCTCCATTCCATGCGTTCGTAATGTCGGCGATACGCGTCGACGCAACGCCTCCGACGTGCGCCTGCCATGACGTTGCGTCGACCAACGGCGCGAGTGGCGAGCCTACCTGCGAAAACGTGTACGTCATCGGTTGCGTTCCTATGCTCTGCGCGTCAGCGATTGCCTTCTGGAGATCGGCGATTACCGTGTTGATGTCGATCATGCGAACCCCGGCGCGGAGATTTTCTGGCGCGAGACGATGACCTCGTCGTACCAGGTCGAAGCGGTCGGCGTGACCTGCGTCGGGTCTTTGTTCGTCATGTACGGCAGCAACCAAAGCTTTCCGTACTTGGCCTGCGGATGCCCGGTGCCAGCATTCCAGCCGCCGCTGTACGACGTGTTTAACGCCGGGTCGCCCCCGATGTAATGCTGCCCGCGCGGGATCACGACGCCGGTCTGCCGGTGCAGGAGTTGGAAATCCTCACCCGGATACGCGGCATAGAACTCGTACGTCGAGTCGATGAAACCGGGCTTCGTCGTGTTCGTGACCGAACTCACGGCACTCCCGACCGGACCCATCTGCACATGGACCATGTAAGTGATCCATTCGTCTGCGACATAGGTGAAACAGCCGCTAACGTCGAGCGTCTTGGGCCAACTGATGCAGCTATAGAGCCCCGCGGAATCAATGCGCGCGTTCTGCTCGGTGAGGACGGTACTGCCGCCGGCGCTCCCCGCGTATTGTCCTGGCTTCGGCGCGGTCTGAAACGCAGAGTAATTGCCACATTCTAGGTAGCCGATGGGATACGTCGGCGGATAGGAAGGGTTGGAACCGACGATGACCAGTTCCGCTTCGCTGCACGCGCCGGCCAGAATGCCGGGCATGTCCCCCTGCCCGATGATGATCTGCTTGGCGTTGGCGAAGCCGCCGCCGGTCGCCGCGTACCCCTCAATGAAACGCGCATCCATGCGCTGCCGCCACGACACCCACATATCATCGCCAGCGCCGAACTGCTGAGTCATGTAATCCCCAAACGGGATGACGATATTGCCGCCGCCGCCCTGATTGCTCTGCGAGAGAATGTCGAAGCGCACGGAACCGTTGCCCGACGCCCGTACGTTCGAATCCCATGCGTTCGCTCGGCACCCGCACTTGACGCCATTCACCACGACCTGATAGGCGGTCAGGCAGCTATCCTTGTCCCAGTTGTATTTCGCCCAATCGTCTATCGAGTCGAAACCGACTGCGATGACGACTCCCGCGGCGGTCGAACGGCGGAGCCAATCGGCGTTCGCGTCCGCGCTCGGCGCGGGACCCGCGGTTGTGCCAGTCGCGCCGGTTGTGGTCGTCGTGGTCGTCGCGGTGGTCGCAGATGCAGCGACCGCTTGCGCGTCCGCCAGCGCAGATTGCAGGTCCGCGAGGACCGCGGCAACCGTCATGGTAAATCCGCGGCCACGTCCGTTTTGACCTTCGCGATTTCCGCCTGCAACGTCGCAATCGTGCCGTTGGCGGTCGCGAGTTCGGTCGTGAGCGTCGCGTTCGCGGCCGTCAGCGTAGCGATCTGCTGCGCCGGCGACGGACCGACGTTCGCCGCAACCGCTTCCGGCGTCGCGTACGCGTCGTCCTGCGCCTTCTGAATGTCCGCAATTACCGTCGTGATGTCAGCCATGTCATGTGCTCCTAGTTCAGTTGCAATAGCGCGTGCGTCGCGTCATTGGTCGGCATGGTCAGCGTGAACGTGCCGGCCGTGACCGTCTGCGAGCCGAAGGTGTAGACGGCGACCGCGCGATTGCTCTGCGTCGAGTTGTAGAGCAGCGCCGTGTCGAACGCCGTCGACTGCGTCAGGTTCGCCCATGACAGATTCGCGCTCGGCGTCCAGTACGCCGTCGTGCCAGAACTGGTCGGCGCCGTCGCGTTCGTCACCGTGCTGCCGCCGGCCGTGTAGTTCGTGCCCGTGATCTCGCCGGTCGCGGAGTACGCGGTCGTGCCCGAGCCGAGCGACGCGCTGGCGAGGTAGAGCGCGGCCTTGAACGTGTCGGCGCCCGTACCCGCGCGCGTGACCGTCGTCCCGAAGTTGTGATACGCCTGCAGGAGTTCGGTCTTGAAGCTGACGCAGACCGCCGCGCTGTTAGCCATTGATTGCCCCTTGTTCGGCCCGCGTCGGGTTGCCCCGCAGCAGCGTCACCCACGCATCGCGACGGACCAGCTCGCCGTCGAGATACCACTCGCGCGCGATCGACTCGTCGTTGTCGCCGCTCGCGTGCACCTCTTTGATGACCAGCCGATCGAATGCAATCGGCCCCTTCGTCGTATCCACCATTCGCGTCATTGCACCGTCTCCACGCCCTGCGCGCGCCCCGTGGCGTCACGCACGATCCGAAACCGCTTCGGCTGCTGCGCCGCCTGCACCGCCTGCGCCAGCGCCCCGACATGCGCGGTCAGCGCATCGACGCGCCCATGCAGCTGCGATGCCGCCGTCGCCTCACCCGCGCCCATCAGCTCGGCATGGAGCACCGCCGAGCCGTCGTCGATCCCCGCCGCGATACGTGCCGCCGCGACCTGCGCGGCCGCCCTGATGCTCGCCAGCCGAATCTCCGTGTCCTGCTCGCGACTGTGGCGCACGTCGTCGAGTTGCAGCTGCATCTCGGTCTTCGCTTTGTCGAGCGCCGCGTCCGACTGCACCTTCGCCAGCTGAATCTGTTGATCCGCCTGCGCACGCGCGGTATCGGCCTGCGCCTGCCCCTGCGCCTTCGCCTGATCGGCCTGCAATGCGTATTGCGCCTTCATCTGTTCGACCATCAGCGGCAACGGCGGCTGCGGCGGCTGCGGCGGGACCGTCTTCGGATCAGTCCAGAACTTCGACACTTCCTTGAAGCCCGCCGCCTTGGTAAGCTCGCTCAACGCCTCGTAGACGTTCTCCGGCGTCGCTACGCCGAGTTGAATCGCCTGCTGCTGCGCCTGCAGGATCAGCATCAGGTGCTGCATCTGCTGATCCTTCGTCCCGGTCCCGAGGCCGACGTTGATTGTGATGTCGAACTGCGTCTTCCACTCGCGCGGATCGACCGGCACGAACTTGCCATTCAGCCGCAGCATCACCGGCTGCTGCGCGTACTGCGCGCCGAGCTTGAGGATCTTGCGGAACAGGTCGCGCACGCCGGTTTCGGCGAAGTTGCGCGCGATCAGCTCCATGCGCTGGTTGCTGGCACCGAGCATGGCGTTGACGCCGGTTGCCGTGCGCTGCAGTGCGTCCGGGTCGATCCCCTGCGTCTGCTTGGTGACGCCGGTGCGGTTCTCGCGCAGCTCCTGCATGAACTGCAGGCCCTGCAAGGCGACCGCGCCCACGTCCGGGATCTGCAACGGCGTGACCGCGTTCGGCCCCTTGCCGCGCACGATCCCGCCCGGCCGCACGGTCAACAGGTCGTCGAGATTGACCCCCTGCGTCGTGTCGACGTACATGCGCGGATTGGTCGCCAGGTACGTGGCGTCGAGATACTGGCGCAGGAGCACCGTGTTGATCCGCTGAATGTCGAACGTCACGTCGGCGAGCGAACGGCCGATCACCCGGTGCGGCATCAGGAACGGCGTAATCAGGCAGAACGGGTGCTCGTCGATCGCCTCGTTCTCGAGCAGTTGATCCCCCGCCTTGACCACGCGCCGGAGTTCGGCGATCCCGTCGCCGTCGTAGTCGACGTTGAGATAGCCTTCGATCAGCCACATCTCGCGCCGCGACGGATCGCCGCCCGTCTCCTGCCGGAAGCCGGGCCACTCGTCGTCATAGGACAGGCGCTCGATCCGCTCCTGGTTCCACTCGGCGCCGAGATCGTCATAGCCGATGGCGTCCACCTGCTTCTGCGAGTAACCCATCGCAATCAGGTCCGACGCCGAGCGCCGCACCCGCTGCCCGATGAAGTACGGTTCCTGAATCGTCCGCGCGCGGCGCGAGATCAGGAATTCCTCCGGCGGCACGTTCTCGACGCAGACTTTCTGCGAACGCTTGGTGCGCCGCAGCGTCACGTCGTAGAGCATCGGCGGCTGCGGGGGCTCCATCGGCACCATCCCCGGCTGCGGCATGCCGCCCGGAGGCGCAGAAACAGCCTGTGGCGCGCCCGGCGGCATCGGTGGCATCGCAGGTGCCATCCCTTGTGCCGCAGGCGCTGGCGGGGCCATTCCGGGCGCCGAGGGCGCCATCTGCGGCGCCTGCCAGTCGGGATCCGGATACTCGCGCTGGTCGACGACCTCAACCGCCTTATCGCGCAGGATGTCGCTCAATTCGGCGAGCGTCAGCCCTTCGTATTCCTCCCGCGCCACGTCCTCGCGGGTGTCCCACCAGACCTTGACGATCCCCGCCTTCTCGATCAGGGCGTCCTTGATCCAGTTGTGCATGATCTGGAAGCCCGGATTCTGGCGGTAGAACACGTAATTCGCGTAGCTCGTCGCCTGCTCGGCCGCGGGAATGTCGGCCTCCGTCTCGGGCTCGCACTGCACCGCCTCATCGCTGCCGCAGAACACCTTGAGCAGCCCCGGCAGCATCCACTCGACGACATCGCAGACATCGTTCGAGACTACCGACGAGCGGCCGTCGACCTCGGGCGGCAGCAGTTCGTACTTCGCCTCGCCGAAGTAGTAATAGAGCGCCTTCTGCCGCTGCGCCGAGAGCTTGCCGACGTAGCCGAGGGCGATGTTGACCTCGTCGTCGATCAGGGCCTTGAGGCCGTTTTCGTCGATGCGCTGGCCGCTAGGCATAGCTCATCGCCGGGTATTTGAGCGCGCCCCGGTGCGAGGCGATGCCGCGGGCGAAGGTGAGCACGAACGCGTCGGCGATGTCCGGGCTGCGGCTGATGCGCTTCTTCGTCTCATCCTTCGGCTCGACCTGTTTCTTCCCCGTGCTGAGTAGCTTGAAATTGGGCGCCGTGAGCTCGGCGACCAGCGCCTCGTCACGACACATGCGCACGTCCCGACCCTCGAACCACGCCCGCGCCTCGAACCACAGTTCGTCGCGCAGGCGTGCGTAGTGCTGCGTCACCGCTGGCGATTCGGCCACGTTCACGCCGACCACCGGCAAGCCTTCCTCGGCGAGCCGGTCGACGACGCCAGCGCCTAGGCCGATCACATCCACGCAAATCGCCTCCGGCTTCTTCTCGGCGTCCGCGTACTCGTTGACGACGAGCCCAGCAACCTGCATGGTGTCGCGCCCGCGCCAGGTCTGCACCGGCTCGAGCAGCGCGTTGCCGTGGCGCTTGCACAGCGCCGTGCGATCGTCGCCGAAGCGCGCGACGTCCAAGCCCCAGCGGATCGGCCCGAACACGCGCACGTCACGCGCGTAGGCCGACTCGATCAGTTCCAGCGGGATGACGCCATCGAGCGAGCCCGCGAACTCGCCCTTGACGCGAATCCGGTAGACCGCGCTATCGGCGCCGTAGACGGCGCGCTCGTGGTCGATGAACTCGCGGCTAACGAGCGGGCTTTCCTCGCCGTCCCAGTGCAGCGCCGCCCAGTGGTCGCGCAGCGAATGATGCGAGTCGTAGAAATAGCCGGCCATCCGCGTGGGGTTGCCAGCCATCAGCACGTACGCGCCGGGCGTAGAGAGCGAGCCCTCCACCGGCTGGAACACGCCGTCGGGAATGCCCGACGCCTCGTCGAGCAGGAACAGCACGTTCTCCGAGTGCAATCCCTGCAGCGCTTCCGGTTGCTCCGGCCGTGAGGTGCGCGCGACCGCGAACGATTCCTGCGGCGCCGAGATCATCTCGAAGGTGCTTTTGTTCCACGCGAACTCGGCACCCAGCGGAGGCATGCGCTCGCACAGCCGGCGATGCCAGAGCGCCAGCTCCGGCCAGAGCGCCACGTCGATCTGCGCCGACGACGGGGCCGTGCAGCCGACCTTCGCCGGGAAGCGCGTGCACATGAACCACAGCACCGCCCAGGACATGAACGCCGTCTTGCCGCAGCCGTGACCCGAGCGGATCGACACGCGCCGCCCAGCGACGAGCGCGCGACTCGCCTCCCACTGCTGCTCCGTCGGTTGCGCGCCGAGCGCGTCGGCGGCGAACCCGGCCGGCCCCTCGGCCCGCCAGGCGTCAACCCTTGCGAGGCTCACTCAGCAGTTGGGCGAGCCCGATCGAGCCGCTTACGTCGATGCCTTGCGTCGGCTTGCCGTACCCGCGATCGAGCAGCGCCTCGGCAGCGGCAATGCGCGTGCGACCGTTAGGATCGTCAAGGCCAGCGACCAGCGCGGCGATCGCGGCTTCGGTATGCTCGCGCGCCAGCGCCTTGATGTGCGCGAACTCCTTGGGGCGGCCGCTGGGATTGCCGGACTGGCCGCGCTTGAAAGGCATTGTTGTCGCCTGATAGCAACACTAGACGCCGAGCAGCCCGCGCCCCTTGCGTGGCGGCGAGCGGTCGATGACGCGATCGGCGCGGGCGTCAACCCGCTTTTTCAGCGCCGGTGAGCCGTAGCGCGCGACCATCGACTTGGCCGCGATGGCGTGCGGCTTGTTCTCCACCGGAAAGCTACGGTCGGGGCCGGCGAAGTCTTTGGCGGGCAATGCCCTGCGCTGGCGCGCGGTCAGACGAGCCATGACGAACTCCTGAACGTGGGACGAAAAAAAACCGCCGGTCGGCGGTTTCACGTTTCTTGAGGGCGAGCGCCGCCCCCAACTGCCGAAAATGATACGCGGCGCCGCACGGTTGTCAAGCCCTCAGACGATGCCGCGGCGATCGAGTGTTGCGCGAATGACGGAGCGGGCGCGGGCGTAGCAGTCCTCCAGCGGCTCGCGCAGGCGGTAGACGGCGTGCAGGTGCTTGTGGTGCACGGCGGCGCGCTCGGCGACCGTGCAGCCCTCCAGCGCGCTTTCCACGGCCTGCGCACAACGGCCGTCGACGGCGCTCACCATGTCGTCGAAGTCATTGAGCGTCCCCGCACCCGGCCCTTCTGCGCCCACCGCCGGGTACCAGTGCGCGCGCAGCGAGCCGAAGTGGCTGCGCAGTTGCCACTGCTCCCAGTTCCACAGATGCCAGTCGAGGCGGGGCTCGCTCATGCGAGGCGAGTGTCCATAGTCGGGCCGGTCGGTCATGCGCAGGCAGCGATCATCGGTTTCGCGGAGGGAGAGCATCGGCAGGCGTCAGTCGTCGCCGGGCTGGCGCTCGAGCGCGGGCGCCTGCCGTGACGCGACGAACGCCCGCCGCGCGGCGTCGCGGATCGCTTCGCCGGAGTACGAGGCGCCGGACGTGATGGCTGCCGTCGAACGCGCAACGATCGCCGCGCCCTCGGTCATGTCCGGGCAGCCGAAGTGTTCGCGGCAGTACCAGGGGCCGCTACCGAGCGTCGCCGGGCTGATCGAGCCAGCGTAGCGGCAGCGCTCGCCCGCGGACATCCACTCGCAGCGCATCCGGCTGTGGTCGACGACGCCGCCGGATTTGCCGCTCGCGGAGTAGCCGCAGCCAGCGCATTGCGTCGCCTTCGGCGGCAACGGATTGCCGCACTCGGGGCAGTCACGAGGCATTCGAAAGTTCCTCCGGTGGCGGCACTTCGCCGACGTACTGCGCGAATTTCTCTGCCCCGAACAGCGTCGACGGCCGCAGGAACTCGGCCATCTTCGGATCGCCGCTCCACGCCCTGAACTTGCGGGCAATCACGGCTCGGCACTCGGCGACGGTGAAGCCCTCCTTCAGCCGCGCCCGGATCGGCTTCAGCGTCGTCTCGGACGGCCGGAAATGCCGTCGCGTCTTGCCGTTCAGGAACGCCAACACCTCGACGGCCTCGCTGGTCAGCCGGGAGGGTTTCGCAGGGTCTACGCCGAGCGGAACCACGTCGAGTGCAGCCGGCGGGGTTTCCGGCGAACTCGACAATGGGGTTAGGTTTTCAATCTGGCTTCTGGCCTCTGGCATATGGGCTTTAACGGGGGGGTTAACCTCAACCTTTTCCTCGGTTCGCAGCTTGGGATTACCGCCGCGTTTACCGTTGAGCTTGTCGGCCTCCGCTTTGGCCTTATCCCGAAGCATGCGTCGCGAGTAGATGCGGCCGTCGCTGTCGCGCGAGCAGACTTGCTTGGCCTCGAGCTCGTCGAGTGCGGCGCGCACCGCTGATTCCCTGACGCCCACCAGGTTGGCGAGCTCTTGCAGCGATGGCGCGCATCCGGCGATAACCAGATGCCCGTACGGCTCGGCTTCGTGGCAGTAGCCGATGATCTCGACCCACAGCCCGCGCGCGGCGAGCGAGCACATGCGCAGCTTGGGATCGGCGCGCCAGTCGGCGGGATACCACTTCATCCACGGTTTACGATCGTCGTCGCTCACGTTCCGCCCGTTCCTCTTCCACGTACCGCTGAAACTCCGCCTGCTCTGCCTCGGTCAACTCACCCCGGATCAGCCGGCTCTCGGCCGCGCGGTTTCTGGCGAGCCCGACCCACACGTAATGCCGGGCCCGGCAGCGCAAGCACGCGCGATCGAAGTAGTAGCGGAAGCCGCTGGCGCAGCACGCGCATGTCACGCCGCGACCAATTCGAGCTCGGCCTGCGTCGGCGCGAGCCGTAGCGGGTGCGAGCTCTCGAACGTGACGTTGCAGCGGCGACGCGGCTCTTGGATCAGCAGGCCAGCGTCGAGCAGCGCGCGGACGCGCCCGCATGCCGACGAGTGGCGAATCCCGGCGCGCACGGCGATTTCGGCGCGAGTCAGACCCACAGATGGCGCCGTGCTCAGCGCGCGCATCACCTTGCGCTCCTGAGCGGATAGCCGTGGGCTTTCGCGCAGGCGGTCGTAGGCCAGCAAGGACGTGTCGGCGACGGCGGTCCTCATGCGGCCCTCGGCTCGTCCGCCAGCCCGCGCATCACGTCCTCGACCGATCGCGCGACGAACGCGACGCCGCCGCTGCGCGAGACGAGCCCGAGAAACTCAACCTGCGCCGTCGTGGGCTGACCGCCGGGGCGTTTCACTTCGACGGCGAGGAAGCGTCCGTCCCGTAGCATGCCGACCACGTCTGATAGACCGGGGAAGCCGGCGCGCACGAAGCGATCGTCGATCTTCTGCGCCACGACGTTCATGCGCGCCGCCCACGCGACCCGCGGATGCAGCTCCAGCGCCCGCAGCACGCCCTTGAGCACGTCGCGCTCGTAGACGCGCTCGACGATGCCCCCGCGCGGCTGACGGCGCGGTGCAGCCACGGAATTGACATCCGCATGCTTCCGCAGACAGTGCTCGCGCCACTCGTCCTCGGTCCAGCGCAGCGATCCGGCGCGGGTCATTCGTCGTCCTCTCGCATGCCCCACACGATCAGGAGCACGAAGACGACGGCGCAGACGACGTACACGACGTGGCCGAGGCTCATGCGCCAACCAGTTCAGCCAGCGTCGGGATCGGCGGCGGCTCGCCCTTGCGGTGCCGTTTCTTCGCCGCAGCGCGCGCGGCGGCGGATCGCTTTGCATGTCCCGCCGCCGTGTTCATCGCCGCGACCATGCGCGCGCGCTTCTCGGGATCGCTCCACGTGGCCTTCATCGACGCCGCCTGCTTGGCGCGCACCGCCGGATCGGCGTGGATGCGCCGGCAGTGCTCGGCTCGATGGATCTCCGTGCGCTGCGCCTTGAGCCGGTAGAGCTCGCGTTCGAGCCGCGCGATCTCGGTGTCGAGGTCGGTCACCGCGTCGGCCACAGCAGCCACGCCAGCGCGCCGTACGCGCAGATCGCGACGATCAGCAGGTAGACGAGCCCGCGCATCGTGTCGTCGCCGTGATACGAAGAAAATTCCGCGCGACCCTCGACCGGCTGTCGAGTGCTGTTGTGGCCGCGCGGCGGAGTTGTGTTCGGTCCCGTACGGACGCTGGGCGCGCGTCGTTCGGACAATGGCGGGCGAGAGCCCTGACCCGGCGCGCTGCCGAGCAGTGAAAAAAGGGTCATTCGCCGCCGTCGTCCCATTCGAGCGCCGGGGGCGCACCGTCCATGCCGCGCCGGGCGAAGTACGCCAGGTGGTCGATGTAGTCCGCCGCGTAGCACTTGGCGTCCGCGTCGACGACTTTCAGCCTGAGCGCGGCCAAGAGGCACGCGAACGTCTCGGCGTCGTCGGCCTTCCAGCGGGAAACCCAACTTTCGCTCTTGCCGATCTCTTCGCCGACCGCCTTCTGACCGGCGCTCGCAAGCCGTTGCAAGATAAGGGAAAGATTCTTGCGTGCCCGCTCGGGCGGCGCGGCGTAGGGTTCGGCCACTTCAATCACCGGAGGCCGCGCTATGGACGGCAGCTACGTACCGCTCGGGGTACAGAATCTGCATCTCGGTAATCTCGTCGCGCCCGAAGAACGTCACGATGCGCGCGGCCATTTCGGGCGAGATGCCCTGCTCCCCGCGCTCGACGCGCGAGACGTACCCTTGATCCGTACCGATCGCGGCGCCGACCTCGGCTTGCGAGATACCGCGCGAGATCCGGAGCCGGCGGAGTGGCGTTTCGATCACGGCGCTCAGTCTATGGGTGTCACATATTTTTGTCAAGAGGGCTCGAATGCTTCCCGCACGTTGCAGCGCAGCATGCGTCCGGCTAATGTCGGAGCCGTGGACTACAGCGAATGGCTACGGCTGGTCGGGCGCAACATCAAGCGTCGGCGCGAGCGTCGGGACATGTCGCAGGCGGAGCTCGGCGGCGCGTGCGGATCGGACCAGGGCGGGATCTCCCGGCTGGAGAGTGGCGCGCAGGGATTCATGGGCGACACTTTTTTTCGGCTGGCGGTTGCGCTAGGATGCGAGCCTTGGCAATTGTTACACCCTGAGTTCCACCCACAATTTCTACCCGAGGCGATGACGCCGGCCGCTGCGCTCGAACTGCATGAGCTGCGGCAGCGGGAGAAATTGCGCGAGGCAATGAGCAACGCGCATGTCGAAAAGACAGCCCGGTCTGGAACAACGCGCGAGCGAGGAAGCCTGTTGCCTCCTCGCCCATCTCATCGCCAACAGCCGGTTCTCGCATCAGCGGATCGTCCTGCGTCGCGAAAGCCTCGGCCCTAAGCCGCAGCGCTGCGAGAAGTGCGGCTCGCTCGAGCCGTGCCCGACCGCCCCCCCCCCGCGTCAGACGCATCCCTAGCTAGACCCGCGCGCCGGTAGGCCATTGGCGCAACAGGCCGACGTGCGGCCCAAAGAATGTGCTTGACATATGCCGCCGATATGCGTACGATCCATTTCATCGGTCCTCGGGCTGGCCTGAGCCGACGACAAGGAGAGACGAGATGGCAAAGCGTGGTGCGGCGAAGGCGGCCGCGAAGGAGGATCCGGCGGCAGTCGAATGCGCGCCCGGCGGCGCCGCGCCGATCGTCGCGTTCAAGGGGTTCGACGCGAACTTCCAGTGTCGCGGCTTCCAGTACGAGGTGGGCAAGACCTATACGCACGATGGCGCGGTCGTGCGCTGTGCGTCCGGCGGATTCCACGCCTGCGAGTTTCCGCTCGACGTGTTCAGCTATTACCCGCCGAGCGATAGCCGCTACGCAATGGTGAGGGCGAGCGGTTCCATCGACCGCGGCGATGAGTCCGACACGAAATTCGCTACCGCATCACTGGAGATCGTCGCCGAGTTGCGGATTCCCGACATCGTCTCGCGCACGGAGGAGTGGATCCTCGCCCGCGTAGACAGCACGAAAAAAGAATCCAACACGGGCGACCAGTCCGCAGCGATCAACATGGGCTACCGGTCCGCGGCGACCAACATGGGCAACCGGTCCGTGGCGACCAACATGGGCTACCGGTCCGCGGCGACCAACATGGGCCACCAGTCCGCGGCGATCAACACGGGCGAGCAGTCCGCGGCGATCAACACGGGCAACCGGTCCGCGGCTGAGGTATCCGGTACTGCCTCTGTCGCAATCGCTACGGGCGCCGCGAGCAAAGCACGCGCCGGAGTCGGCGGCGCGATCGTACTCGTCAATCGCGGTGCCCAGGGAAACATCCGCCACATCCGAGCGGCGAAGGTCGGCGACGGCATCAAGGCCGACGTCTGGTACTCGCTCGGCGACGACGGCGAATTTGTGGAGGCCGAATGAGCTACGCATACCCCGAGCCGCCGCTCGACCCGCCGGAGCCGCGCTACGAGCCAGACGCGGACGAGGCATACGAACGCTACGTGCAACGCGTGGACGATGGCGACGAGTGCCCGGTCTGCCACGCGACGCAGGGGATCACGCGCGAGACGGCGTGCGGCATACCGCTGTTCGTGTGCGGATGCGGCGAGCGCTGGTGGGATTTCAGCACGCGACCGACGACGGAGGCGGTATGAGTGACGGAGTGAAAATGCCAGTGTTCATACCGCCATGCCGAAACTGCGGCCAACCGATCGATAGTCATCATCTTGCCGATTTTGCGGATGACCGACCTATCGGAGCGCGTTTCAGGGTGTGCCCGAGGGCGACGTATCAACCACCGTCAGCGGAGGACGAAGCCTATGGTTTGCTGCGGCGATTGGTCAATGCGTGGGATGACGATATGGAACTGTATGACGCGGTGGAAGCCTGCCGCGACTACCTCGTTCGGAACAAGCCATGACCGCGCGCCTACTCGATCGCAAGTGGCAATACGCGCCCGCGCACTCGCACACGTTCGACTCGCGGGAGTTTCGCAAGCGCCAGGAGCGGCGCGCACAGGCGGCACAGCGGGCGCGCAGGAGCGAGCGGCAACGGGAGACGAGGGAGATAAACCCGTGAACGATAAACATTGCCGAGGTTGCATAGACGACTTCTACAACGACCGCAATCCGCTCGGCGTCAAGAAATGCTGGATGCTCGACGATGCAAAGGTCGTCACCAGATACTCGATTGGAACATGGACGTCGCCTACGCAATCGGGCGCATTCACGAAAGTGAGCGTCCCAAATTGCTACAGGGAGAAAGGCACGCACTTCCAAGATCGGCTGCCGGAGTTTGCGGTAGGCGTGATCGACGCGACGCGCCCGGAAGAATCTGATGCGCGCGCCTGACCCGCTCCACGCCCTCAAGCGCCACAACCGCGTGGTGCTCATCGTGATCGCGCTGGCGCAGCGGGCGCGCAGGAGCGAGCGGCAAAACGCGCGGCCGGTGCAGGAACAGGAGGCGGCGTGATTCCAGCGCATCCGCTCTGTTGGCCCGACATCATCCCGCGGCATCGCTCGCGCGAGAGCGGCCGATTCAAGGTCACGCTTGCCGCTGCGTTGGACAACGTGGACCGCTCATTGCGTTTGTTCGGCAGCGATAGCCACAGGAAGCTGACCGACGTCGTGCTGTCGAGCAATGTCACGCTTGGGGCGACGCGGCCGGACGATCCAGGCGTCGCGGCTTGGTTCATTTGGGATGGCGATCAGGTCTGCATTCCCGTGGATCGCTATACAAGCGTCGAGGCCAATTTGCAGGCGATCCACTACATCATCGAGGCGCGGCGTGTCGAATTGCGACACGGGACGCTCGCGCTGGTCAAGGCGTCGTTTCGCGGATTCCGCGCACTGCCCGCGCCGCCCGGCAAACGTGGATGGCGCGACGTGTTCGGCTTCGGCAGCCTACAACCCTCGGTCGCTGACATCGACAAGGCATATCGGGCACTGGCGGCGAAGCATCACCCGGACCGCGGCGGCTCACACGAGGCGATGACGGAACTCAATGCGGCGAGGGACGAGGCTATGCGCGAGGCTGCGCCATGACCCGCGACCCGCTCCACGCCTTGAAGCGCTACAACCGCGTGGTGCTCATCGTCATCGCGCTGGCGCTCGTCGTCGCGTGGCTCACGCGCTCGCCGATTGCGAGCTACTAGGAGGAATGATGGCAAAGCGCACGTTCATGTTCCAACTCGGCGAACAGCAGATCAAGGATGCGCTGATCGCCTACGCGGGAAGCATGGTTACGAATGAGTACGACATCCGCGTCGAGCTCGTCAACGGCTCCCGCGCCGATGTCCTATGCGTCCGCAAGCGCGCGCCTCGCAAAGTGAAGCCGACGATTCAACGCTTCGTCCCTGCGCCGGAGCGCGGGCGCGAGGTAGAGCAATGAGCCGCGACCCGATCCCGATGGATGACGACGGCGGCGCGCTCGCGCATCAATGCGCGCTTGAGTACGAGCAATGGCTGGAACAGTGGCTAGACGCAAGGAGAGACGATGAAAACGAGTGACAGCATTGCGAACATCGCGCCCGCGCTCGCGTTGGCGCAAGGCAAGATCGGGGGCGCCCGCAAGGACGCCAAAAACCCGCACTTCAACTCGCGTTACGCGGACCTCGCCTCCTGTTGGGACGCCTGCCGTGAGGCGTTGTCGGCGAACGGTATCTCGGTCGTGCAGATGACCGACCCGAGCGAGCGTGACGAAATCGTACTCGACACGCGGCTCCTGCACTCGTCCGGCGAATGGATCGAGGGGCGCATGACGCTGCCGGTCAGCAAGGCGGACGCGCAAGGCTACGG